CTATTGCCACAGTTGGAACTTTGTCATATTCATATCCATCCTCATTGAGGAATATTTTACGAATATACCCAGATGTGGTGGTCACACCTAATGTAGCTGTGGATCCACTTGATATTAATTTAAGTGTAGTAATATATCCTTGATCTACAAGAGCGTCATCAATAGCCTCATTTGTAGTGCTTAATTGTCCAACACTTCCAAACTCATCTTCAAGTTCATATAATTCACATCTAAGTTCATAAACATAATTCTTACCCAATTGATAAAAAGGTTTTTCATGCTCTACAAATTTAACTTCAAAAAATCTTTGTCCTAATGGAAAGAAAATTAAATCACCTTCACTAGGTCTACTTGTAACCTCAATCTCACCAGCTGGTGCACTTATTAAGAATGGGGAAATAAAGTCTTCCCACCTTTCTCTTGAAATAGTTATTATTAACTCATCTTTCAAACTCATACCAAACTTTGTCATAATATCACCAGCACCACCATAACCATCAAAAGTATTCACATATGCTTCTATTGCATAGTTATCATTGAATGTTGAAGATTGAACTTCAGTAAAAATACTATCTTTATTTACAATTTTTCGAGGCAAATACATCACCTCGACACCATAAATTTTTAACTGTTCATTAATTAAGTCCTGAACAAGTCTTTGCTCACTTTGTGATCCTTGTAGAAAAAAGGGATTTAATGCCATTATTCACTATCCTATAAAATCAAGAGGTGGTAACTCATACTCTGAGATGAGTCTTCCTCTTATATTTTCTATTTCTCTCTCGGCATCATCATAAATTTGTCTTCCATTCAATTCTAAACCACCTGGCAATTTGACTCCTTGAAACTTAATTAAATTCTGACCCCACTGTCTTTTAATTAATGCAGTTAGGTATAGTTTTAAAAAACTATCATTATAAACACCAGTAAAATTATCAGGATCTAAAATTCGATCACATTGAATCACTAAAAATGTCCCTGCGTCTTGTGCAGCCCAGTCAATATCTAAGTATAATCTATTCTGTCTCTTGTTAAATCTTATCTGTTTATCTGTTGTTAGTAAGAAATCTATATCTTCCAAATATCTTTTTGTCATCGAATATTGTAGAAGATTTACTGAATTAAAGTAGTATAAATCGTTCAAAAATAATTGATACTTAATACTGAACATTCCACCAGATATTGAACTTGTATCAAATTTGAATATCTTATCAATTCCAACAACTGAATCTGGAACTTGTATAAAGTTTGATGTTTCGTAAAAATTAGAAGTAACAGTTCCTAAACCACTGACATTTGTAGAGTTTCCAGTAGTAGTAACAATTCCAACTCCTGTTGTTCCTGATGCCTTTCCACGATCTATATCTTCTTGAGTTAATTCATACTTAAGATACATTCTCTCGATACCATCAAAATGCCTCTCATTAAATAATTGAAGAGCATCATCCATTAAATCATCCGCTTGATCATCATCCACATTAATTTCTAATACTGGTGCACCTAATTTGCGAAAACAGTAATCAATTAATTCTTGTCTAGTGCTTGGTTTTGCCATCAGAATGAGCCTCCATCTATAAGTCCAGCAGTGAGTGTTCCAGTTGCAACGATTGTTCCTGCACTTATCGCATCAGTGAATGTAGCAACTCCAGAACTAATAATAAGTCCACCAGTTGTTATTCTTACTCCAGATCTAGCAGTAATAAGACCAACAGAATCGACATTTGTTACATCTTCATAAGTAAGTGTTCCTGCGATAGAAACATTATCCTTAAATTCAACAAAACCTACAAATGTTGATATACCAGTGATATTTAGATTTCTTGCATCAAACTCATCAAAAGTTACATCACCCTTGATGAATAAATTTCTACCAACGTATAAATCACTAGATGTAGTAGTAATTCCTGTAAACGTAGAAAGACCACTTACATTTAATGAGTCTAAAGTAGCACCACCATTAGAATCAATTAATCCTGTAAATGTAGAAACACCAGTTACTTTTAGATTTTCAAATGCACCATCATTAATAGTAGCTCCACCTATGGTAGCTATACCAGTTACATTCAATGAGTTTAAAGTAGCACCACCAGTTACATCTAAACCACCATTAGCATCAATTAACCCTGTAAATGTAGATATACCACTTACTACAAAATTACTAAGATCTAAACCACCAGATAGAGTTGATATTCCAGATACTTCTAGTGAAGTAACTGATGCAATACCACCAATTACATTTTTAGAAGTAACAGCGCTGATTGATCCACCACCTGCACTGGCAAGTATTTTTACTGCATCTGATTGTCCTACCCTAACTTTAATAGGCATTATCGAGTCACTCCCTCCCTTACGAGCACAGAACCCTCTACAACTCTTGTTTTTTCACTCGCTGCATTTGTTATCACAATATCATACACATATCGACCTGGTTTAGGCACAGCAGATGCTGTGGCTGACAAAGAGATCAATATTTTACCCTCTGAAGCATCAGATACTACAGTAGTAAAATCATGTTTTGTGCTGCTTCCAGCGTGTTTTCTGAATTGAGCTGCAACTGTAAATCCATCCAAATTTAGAGGACCAGAATCATCACTCTCTGCTAACTCGAAAGTTTGACTGAAAGTTGATCCTGCATTTACAACTAAATTCGAAACATATACGGCTGCCATCTACTTAAAATAATATTTTCTAATTATATTTATGTCTTATTATTACCATCTACCAAAATTTTAAGTAATGACTTAATTTCATCTATGTCTTTCTTCATATTCTCAATTTCATTTTTTTGATTTTGTCTAACCTCTAATGATTTTACATATTGAGTATAACCTCGATCATCACAATTGATAATCGCATTTGTTTTTGGATCTCTATAGAGATGTGAGTGACCTTTAACTTTAATCATTTTACTGCAATGGCTCTTAGATCAGATATTCTTGGTGGTCGTGATTGATCTGTTCCTAACATCACTATTTTAATAGTAAATCCTATAAATTCAGGTAAGTTATCAGCAGTAAATTGATAGTCTTTAAGATCTAGATTACTAAATTCAACACTAGAATTAGGAGTTACAAGACTATCAGGTCTACCATCATTTTTTGATGTATCAACAACTGTAAATCCATCATCATTTATGGTAGTTATATTTCTAAATCCAGGAAATAGTTCAAATGCCTGTTCAATCTCACTTGAATCTGCTCTAATCAAACTATATAAAACCCTAAAGTCTGATGATGCTGGTCTAAAAGCTGATAATAAAACTTTCAAGGAAGTTGCAGGTTTCGATAATTCAATTGTATTTGAAACATACACTGCAGCATGTGGGTCGTCCAAAATTGAATTTACTCTACTATCACCAGAATAATTATCAATACCAATTGGGTTGTTTAATCTATGACTTACAAGTTCTGTTTCAGATGCACCGTTAATGAAAACTATTGGTGATATGTTTTCATCATTAGTTGTGAAATTTAAAACTGTGGTGAATGATTTAGATGATGGTAAAGCAGATAGGTATTCATCTTCATTTACCTTCGATGCGATTAATCGAACTGAATCTAAAACATTTAAAGCGTTAAGTTCCACGACTTCAAATCCTTCATCAATAAATGATTTCTCACTACCATCAATACTTGTTCCTGTAACTGTCCTCATTGTGGCATCTATGCCTGTTCTAGCACCAGCTATGCCTATTGGAGTCTCTACATCATAAATGGGAACTAAAGACGAAAACAGGACATTCTCGGATGATTTGACATTATTTCCACCAACAAATGATTCACTAGTGAATGAAAGTTGTGGATAATCAACAGATCCAATGGTCAAAGAACCATCTGTTGTTCTATTAGTTCCATTTGCTGATCTATCAAAAGAAACATAATAATCATCGAGACTAGATAACGAAGAATAAGATACTTGTTGTGATCCATTTTCCAATCTTCTAATAGATACACCACCAATTTCATGTTTTCTAACTGGAGAATTAATTCTATGATCAGTAACAATACTGTTATCAACACCTCTCTGATTTCCAGATACAGTTGCAATGTTTAGAACACCATTTCCAACAGCCCTATATCCAATAATTTCATTTCCAATTTTGACATAACCCGTATTTGCTGCTCCTACGGGAACCCCTTCAAAAGTAGCAAATTGTGAAGTTGATCCTACACTTATAACAGCAGATTCAGTTTTTAGAAGTGCAGAACTTAAAATAGTAGGTGTTACATCAGATTCAATATCTATTAATTCAACTTTATTATCATCAGAATGCATGCCATGATTGAAATGAGAAACATTAATCACGTTACCCGAATTTATTCCACCAGTAAATGCAACTGTGTTGTCACGAATCTGACCCGTTGAACCCATTGCAACCTTAGTCACTGTTCCTGCTGAAAGTTCATCAAAATATTTAATTTGAGCAGCATTTTTAAATGATGTGGTATCCCCTTGTATATTTGTTAGATATAAAGTATCAACAC